GAAGTAGGGCCAGTAAAATATATTGCAGAATTTATATATGGTGATGATGCAGTAGGTATGTTAGATAGTGCAGTTAGAGGAGTAATTTTATTATTAATTTTTGTATTCGACCCTCTTGCTGTATTATTAATTATTGCCGGAAACATGACTATACGACAAGCAATGGGTTCTCAAGAATCAAGGCTTGACCTTCCTAAATCTGTTACCACAACACCGACTAGGACAAAAGAATTAGTCAAAGACATGGAGTTGGACATAGAAGTAGCACAAAATTTAGGAATTTTAAAGGAAAAAAAGGATGATGTTATTCCGAAAGAAGAACCAATTAAAGAAGAACCAATTAAAGAAGAAAAATTAAAAGAAGTATTAGAAGAAGCAGACCCCGAAGTTAGAGAAGAAGTAGCAAAAAAATTAGAAGAAGAATCACAAACAGTATTGGTTGATAAAGAAAATACGCCAATTTTGGAACCATTAATTAATAAAGGAAAATCATTATTACAATCATTAGCTTCAGTCAAAAGCAAAAAAATAAGTTGGATCAACACGCCACATGAACCAAAACACTAAAGACTTTATTTGTAGTTTTTGTTATAAAACTAGAGATGAAGTTAAAAAGTTAATTCAAGGCCCAGATAAAGGTATCTTTATCTGCGATGAATGTATTGTACTTTCTTTTAATATTATTCAAGAAGAAGAAAGCGAAATTAATGATCATTATGTTTACACTCCCCAAGCAATTTATGACCATTTGGATGATCATGTTATTGGTCAAGAAGAAGCAAAAAAAGTCCTCGCAGTTGCAGTATACAATCATTATAAAAGAATCAACCACATAGCAACCGATATAGAATTAGATAAATCTAATGTATTGTTATTGGGTCCTTCTGGTTCAGGCAAAACATTATTAGCAAGTACTATAGCAAAAATATTAGATGTACCATTTGCTATTGCTGATGCGACCACTGTTACAGAAGCCGGATATGTTGGTGATGATGTAGAGAATCTAGTAACTAAATTATTGTCTGCCGCAGACTATGATATAGAACGAGCAGAAAAAGGTATTATATATGTAGATGAAATAGATAAGAAAAGTCGTAAATCAGAATCTGCAAATATTACCCGCGATGTAAGTGGTGAAGGAGTACAGCAAGCATTATTAAAAATGATAGAAGGTGCAGAGGTTAGGATACCTCCCGGTGGAGGCAGAAAGCATCCCCAATCAGAAATAGTGGAGATAAACACCAAAGATATATTGTTTATATTGGGCGGAGCATTTATAGATTTAGAGAAACACATCAAAAAGCGGTTAAACAAAACTAAGTCTATCGGATTTGGAGCAATAATAGATGATATACATGATGATACTAATTATCTTAATTTTGTTGAACCTGACGATTTGGTTGAATATGGATTAATACCTGAACTTGTTGGTAGAATACCTATACGTATTGGTCTTAACGAACTTACCCACGATCAGCTTGTAAAAGTATTAATAGAACCTAAAAATAGCATCATAAAACAATTTCAAAGATTGTTTGAAATGGATAATGTTAAATTAGAATTTACAGATAAGGCATATGAAGAAATAGTAAAACTTTGTATTGACACAAAAGTAGGCGCAAGAGGATTGCGCTCGGTTATCGAAAGTACATTATTAGATGTGCAGTTTAACTTACCAAATTACGAAAAGAAAGGAATAGAAAAGGTAGTTATAAATGAAGACACAATTACGAAACAACAGGAACCGTTCCTCGTTTACGGAAAGAAACAACAGAAAAAGTAATTATATAAGCCACCCGATGTTACGGCTTATAGGAGAAAAAGGTGAACAACTTGGGGTAATGGAAACTCGGAGAGCAATAGGCATAGCCCGAGACCAAGAATTAGATGTTGTTGTTATATCTGAGAATGCAAATCCACCTGTTGCTAAAATTGTGGATTTAAATAAATACGCATATAAAGAACAGCAAAGAAAGAAAGCACAAGCAAAGCAAGCTCGAGTAAATCGTATAGATTTGAAAGAGATGCAATTTAGACCAAAAATAGATAATCATGATTTTGAAGTAAAAGTTAATAAAATTAAAAATTTTTTAAACAAAGGTGATCATGTAAAAATTATAATCCGTTTTAGAGGACGAGAACGGTTTATATATGGAGAATCAAGTCTAGAACTTTTTGATCGGATATCAAAAAGTGTAAATAAAGATTTTGAATCTGTGCCTAAATTTGTCGGTTCCAGCATCACAGCAATAATAAAATGATTAAAATAATAATACGGAATAATAACGCAGATAAAGCATTTAAGATATTAAAGAAAAAAATAATGGCAGAAGGAATAATAAAAGAATGTAGAGATCGGCAATCTTACGAAAAACCTTCAGACAAAAAGCGTAGACGTAAAGCCCAGGCTCTTCGCCGCATTGAACGAGATATAGAAAAATTATACGAAGAAAAAGAAAAAAATTATTGACATATATATTATAACCTGTTATAATATATATAAATAATAATGAAGAGAAAGTTAATGCCACAGTAGGATTAACTTCACTCTGTCTTGCTTATAAAAGGAGAAAAATTATGACTAGCAGACATCTCACAACCGCCAATCTAGGCGATTTCATTACATCATTAACACCGTTTACTGTAGGAATGGACAGAATGTTTAGGGACCTAGAACAGTTCTCTAATACATATACTGCATCATCTACAGGGTATCCGCCCTATAACATCGAACAAATCGATGAGGGTAAATGGGTTATTTCAATGGCCATTGCTGGCTTCGGTGAAGATGATATTGAAGTTTCACAAAAAGAGCGCAATCTTACAGTTAAAGGTAAAATTGAAGGCAAAGACGACGAGAAGACATGTGTAGATCATTTTGTTCATCGTGGTATTGCTAACCGTTCGTTTGAAAGAACTTTTCGTTTAGGAGAACATGTACTCGTTAAAGATGCAATTCTTAAAAACGGCATGTTAACTATAGAGTTGGAACAAGAAATACCCGAAGCAGAAAAGCCTAAGGTAATTCCTATTACGGTTAACTAAGCAACATTATGCGGCGCATGTGCAGATCAACCGCGTGGCGCCGCCTCTATTTTAACTAAATACAAAAAAAGGTGCTTATGTCAGAAATTGAAACTGTAATTGAAAAAGAAGTTGAAACAGTCCAAAATATTAAAGAACCCAAAAAGTTTCAAGTAATTTTTATTAATGACAGTTTTACACCTATGGAATTTGTTGTAGAGGCTCTTATGGCAATATTCAATCATACAAAAGCAGCCGCAGAGATAATAATGATAAACATACACGAAAAAGGAAAAGGAACTGCTGGAGTATTTTTTTATGAAATAGCAGAACAAAAAGCACTCGAAACAACACACCTCGCACGAAAAAACGGCCATCCATTAAACGTAGAAATTGAAACAGCATAACATTATAATTGTTGGAAATGGTGTAAGTAGAAAAAATATTAACCTTTGGCAACTAAAAGAGTATAACATTGTGTATGGTTGTAATGCAGTATATAGAGAATTTCATCCAGACATTTTATTTTGTGTTGATGATAGAATGTGTAATGAGATTCATGTAAGTGGTTATTCTAAAGCACATAAAACAATTTCTCCAAATAAATATAGTTGTTCATCAGCAACACATATCAAAATAAACAGTAAATGGAAAAAATGGAATTGTGGTGCATTGGCATGTCTTTATGCTGCAACACAAAAACCAGATACAATATATCTTATAGGATTTGATATTGTCGGAAAAACTTATAGAAACATGTACGAAGGAACCCTCCATTATCCAAGAGCAAATAGTGAAAAGCAAACCAAAGTGGAATTTGCTACCAAAAACCAACTTTTCTGGACCATTCGTTCCTTTCCCGATATCCAGTTTAGACGAGTTGGAGGAATGGCATTATGGGAATTCGGAAAATTTAAAAATTACAAACAAATAGACAAATTACCTTATGAAAATTAAAACAATTATCGATAATTATAATAAGCTAATAAATCAGTGAATACCAGGCTTATTTAACAGTCACAGAACTTGAACAGTTGTATCAATGAATTGATATTAATCAATTCTTTAGTATTTTTCCTAGACAAATAACAAAATTTACGAATTAACAGAATACTTTGGTGATAAATAATTTTAGGCGGACAAATTAAGTTATAGAAATAGGAAGAACTGATCCAATCAACTTAACTGTAAAAAGGTAAACTTGATCAAGATGTATTTTTTATTAACAATAAAGTCCGCCCACCTATGGATTCAGGGATTAACACAAGTTCGGTTCGCACTAAATTACCTCTGCTTGATTGCATGTTGAATAATTTATCGTAGCCGGTGTTAGAAATGCGAAATCAACAAACCGTAATCAATTCGCGACATGATTGCTAACAAAACGATTTTGCTTTTGTTCTTAGTTAAGTATATGGTAATATTACCTCTGTAACATGTTTTATTTTTAATTATACTATATAAAGGCACGGCATGCAAAATTTAAAAGGAAGCATAACCCCTAAGGTCGACAATGATGAAATTGTCGCGGTGTCTTTGAGCATAAGAGATAGAGACCATTTCTATGCTATTGTTCACTACCTAAATAGAACATTAGGTAGAACCGGTTGGAGAGCTCAAAAGAATACCCTTAAAAAGTTTAAGGCGGGTAGGTGTAATGTTACTCGAATTTTTTGGCTCTCTGACAAATCTGTTTCTATAATATTAAAACTATTATGATAAACGAAGTCTTAGAAGAAATTCAAAAAGTAATTGACAGTTTTGACAAAAATATTCAAGGTGAAGCAAATGCCAGCGAATTTATTAAGCAAAGTAAACTCGAAATAGTTACGCATGATAATATTTGTTTTGAATTTTCTGTAAACTACATTGAAGATGGTACTATAGAAAAAGAAATATCAGTATCACAAATAGAAGGAAATGATCAGGAAGATGTATTATCAACTTTGGTCCCCCAATCTAACTTGTTGAATTAAAATAAATTGACTTATTTAACCTATTATGTTATAATAAATGTATGAAGAATCATGTAATGATAGATGTTGAGTCATTAAGTACTCAGCCTGATGCAGTTTTATTGACCTTCGGTGCAATACGTTTTCGTCCTAGCGACAATGACGTAGAAAAAGACGCATTTGAAATGGAGCATTTCTATAGACGTATTGATCCTGAATCTTGCACAAAACTAGGCTTGCGGGTTGATGAACCAACAATGGAATGGTGGGCCAAACAAGACGACGATGTAAAAGCAGAAGCATTTTCACTCGAAGATAGATGTGATATAGCAGATGTCATGAAAGACTTTTATATGTTTTGTAAAGGATGTGATCATTTTTGGGCTCATGGTTCTATCTTTGATATAATGATTATTGAAACCATAAATAGAATACTACAACGCGGTAATCCTTGGAAATTTTGGCAAATACGCGATACACGAACGTTATACGGTCTTGTAGATATGAAACTTCCTAAGACTGCTAAACACCACAGTTTGTATGACTGTTATAACCAAATATTAGGAGTACAAGCATCTTTCGCCCAGCTAGGTATAAAATGACTAATACAATAACTTTAGAAAATAGATCACCAATAATATACAAATACAATAGCACAAAAGAATATGTAGACAAATTTCCATGTGCATATAGGCAATACAAAGCCGATAGTCATTGTAATATTATTCATGGATATAGTTTTAGTATGAGATTCTTTTTTGGTACAGATCATTTGGATGTTAGAAACTGGGTTGTAGATTACGGTGGTTTAGGAGAACTTAAAAGTTTCTTAGATGAGCAATTTGATCATACATTACTGGTAGCAGAAGACGAACCAGAAATGGATCTTTATAAAGAACTAGAAAAACGAGGAATAGCAAAACTTACAGTATTACCAAAACTTGGATGTGAAGGGATGTCGTCTATGTTATACAACTATATGAATGGGGTATTTATTCCTGATATGTGGGGTCCAGGGGAAGCCGAAAGGCTTTGGTGTTATAGAGTAGAGGTACGCGAAACAGAAAATAACATGGCTTGGCGTGAAGGACATAGAGAATGGAATGAAGACTTATTCGAAGTAGATGAATAAGAATCAAATAAATAATAATATGTATACATTTAACAAGAGAAAGTAATATGGCATATAGTGATAAAGTTTTGGATCATTTTAAAAATCCTAAAAATATAGGAAGTTTTGACAAAACTGATATTAATGTCGGAACTGCTCTTGTGGGCGCCCCAGAATGCGGAGACGTTATGAAACTTCAAATTAAAGTTGGAGAAAATAATAAAATAGTTGATGCCAAATTTAAAACTTTCGGCTGCGGATCTGCAATTGCAAGTTCTAGCCTTGCCACCGAGTGGGTAAAAGGTAAAACAGTTGATGAGGCAGATACAATTAGAAATGTAGAAATAGTAGAAGAATTGTCCTTACCACCGGTCAAAATTCATTGCTCGGTTCTTGCTGAGGATGCAATTAAGGGCGCAATTCAAGATTATAAAAACAAACAATTACAAAGGTAACATGTCATTTTTTACAAAAATAATAGATTTTTTTAGGCCGACACCGAGTATTATAAAATTTAGTGCAGTGCCTAATTATGAACCAGAAGAGGTTAAAGCAAAAGAGGTTAAACCAAAAGAGGTTAAAGCAACTCAAAAACCAGTTAAACACACAAAAACTTCATTAATGGAGTTAACTAAAAAACAATTAGTAGCGTTAGGTAATGATGAATTTAATATAGAATTAGACCAACGCAAAACAAAAGCAATTTTAGTAAAAAAACTTTTGAGCACCTTTAAGAAAGAGAGGTGATAGTATATGTATCGATTAGGTAAACATGTAGGTTGGGAGGATTTGACTACTGTGACCTCTAGTTCTATTACGTGTCAACGGGTAATATCAAAATTACAAGGCGGCGGCAGGTGGTAACATTAACGGAAAAGGCCACCAACAAACTACTTAGTATAATGAAAGATCAGGAAGTTGCTAATGATACAAAAATACGGGTGGGTGTTAAAGGCGGTGGATGTTCTGGATTTACTTATACGGTAGATTTTGATAGTCACAAAAGCAAATTTGATTTGGAATTTGAGTCGTTCGGCCTCAAGGTTTTGGTAGATAAAAAAAGCCATTTATATATTAAAGATACAGAAATAGATTGGTCAAATGATTTAAATGACCGCGGTTTAAAATTTAATAATCCGTCAGCTAAAGGTACTTGTGGTTGTAGAACATCATTTATGTATGAACATATGGATATTTCAGAAAAACCAATACTAGAATGGATGAAATAAAAATTAAAAAATATTATGAATGATAAAATGGACATACAAATTGTTGATAATTTTTTTAGTAAGACAGCTTTTGGTGATTTTTGGTATGTTTTAAACCAGCCTAAGTGGGAATTAATTTCTACTATTGTATCTCCCGAACATGACGGAGCAGGTTTGGTAAGACATATAGGATGTGAAGAAGATATTTTTTATTTATCATTGTACCCTATTCATATCATTTCTAAACTTTTTGACAAGGAATATCTGTGTAATCGGATGAGATTCAGAGTTACATGGCCTATTAAGAATGAAGGAACAATACCACACATTGATCATCTATCAAATGCATGTGGAAACAATATTGTAGACTATGACATTACAGCCATAATTTATATGAAAGATTCAGATGGGGATCTTTTTATCTATGATTCATGTCACCCTGATTCATTTAATGAAAAGTCCCCATATATGCAAATAACCCCAAAGGCTAATACTTGTGTAATAATGAAGAAAAAATATTATCATCATGGAATGAGACCAAGTAAAACAGCATTAAGATATAGTATAAATATAAACTTAAAAGAAGTAAATAGGATAGCTTCGTAGGGAGAAAAGTAATGATAACAAACCAAGCTGGATGTGAACTTAAAATAACAGAAAAAGCCGCTGTAGAATTTACAAATATGTGTTTGCAAGAAGATAGAAACCTAGATAAGGCATATCTTCGAGTAGGCGCAAATTCCGGTGGTTGTTCGGGATGGAAATATAGTTTAGATTATGAAGATACAATAGATTCTACTGACTTGATTTTTGAACAATATGGTGTTAAACTAGTAGTAA